TCTACAAAAGTATGCAAGCGGGTATGGAACTGGTGATCGCGTTTGATCTGCGGGTATGCGACTACTCCGGTCAGAAGCGTATTGAGCACGGCGGAAAGCAGTACCGTATTGTGCGGGCGTATACCAAAGACGGGGAAATGATGGAGCTGAACTGTTCCGAGTACAAGGGGGATCGTCCATGACGGTAAACGAGCGCATTAAGGCCGCGCTAGATCCGATAGGGCTCCCGGTAAAGCCGGACCGATATAAAGGCGAGGCGGAAAGCTATCTGATCTTCCAGTATTCCACATTGGGTGACGGATACGCAGACGATGCGCCGGGGTTTGAACGCTGTCTGATCCAGGTCCACTATCTATGCCCGGCCGGAGTTAACTCCCTTGCGATCCGGAAGCAGGTCAAACGCAGCTTGTTCCAGGCCGGCTTCTCTTGGCCGGAGGAGGTCAACGCCGGGGACGGCGCGATGCAGAAGAATGATGAGAACAAACAGCACTATGTGTTTGAATGCGAGTGGCTGGAGGGGATAGAGGATGGCGCGGATCAGCGTTAACGGCCTGGACGGCCTCATGGACGATTTGTTGGCGGTTGCCGAGATCCCGGACGATGTGGCGGAAGAAATGCTGGACGCTGAAGCGGCTATTGTGGAGGAGGCCCAGGTCTATACCGGGATGAAGATGGGCGTCTACCGCAGCGGCGAAACCCTGCGATCCATTACCCACGGGAAAATGAAGCGGGGCAAGGACGGCCAGCGGAGCAAATACGTGTATCCTCGTGGAATCAACGAAAAAGGGGAGCGAAACGCAGCAGTGGCTTTTATCAATGAGTTTGGCGCACCACAACGAGGAATTCAAGCCCGCCCGTTTATCCAAACAGCCAACGAATTATCTGCTGACGAGGCAGTAAAAGCGGCGGAAGACGTTTATGACAAGTATCTGAAATCAAAAAATCTATAACGGAGGGAATTTTTATGAGTAAAGTAAAGATCGGGGCCAAGTACCCCTGTTTTGCCCCCATTGAGACCGAGCCTGCAGGAAAGCTGCCTACTTATTCCACACCAATTACTGTAATTGGCGAGCTGATCAGCTCTAATTTAACCATTACGCTGGCCACCGGCGAGCTGTACAGCGACGACGCGCTGAACATCTCGGTATCTGATTTTGTCAGTGGACAGGTCGCCATGACGACTGACGGCTTGGATGACGAAGCGGCTGAGGCCATTTATGGTGCGACCATCGAGGAAGAGGGGAATCTGGTCAAATACAATGTGGGCGACGAGGCCCCCTACGGCGGCCTGGCTTACTACTGCCAGATGAAGAGCAAAGCAGGCGGGACCTACTACAAGGGATACTATTTCCCCAAGGTACAGGCGGCCATGGGGAACGACAACAGCTCCACTAAGGGCAGCTCCGTGACCTTCTCCACAAACAACACCAACTTTACGGTGATGAAGGCGGACAATGGCGACTGGATGCACACGGAGATTCTGGACAGTGAGACGGCAGCCAAAGCCTGGGTCTCCTCCGTGCTGACCACCTCCCCCGCCGGTTAAGCATTGAAGGCGCGTAGGATCACCCTTGCGGGCCAGGACTACTATCTGACGTTCAACGGCGCGGCCATGTTCGAGGTGGATGACCGATTTGGGAGCGCGACAAAGCTGTTAGATGCGGTCAACGTTCCTGGGAGCAAGGGCTTTGACGCATTGTGCGGGGGGCTGGCTATTCTGGCGGAGCAGGGGGAATTGGCCCGGCGGGCATTAGGATACGACAGGGGACCCGTATTGACAGAGGAAACCGTCCGGGCATTGACCGCCCCGACAGAGCTTGCCTCTTTACGGACGGCGCTAGTCACCGCAATCTTGGTCGGTTTTGGCCGGGAAGTGGAGTCTGAGCAGGACGTGGACCTGGGCCTGCTGGAATTGGAGCAAAAAAAAACGAACATTTGAGCCGGGCACAGTATTTGCGCCTGGGGCTTGCCCTGGGGCTTAATGCGGCAGAAACAATGGCGCTGGCCCCAGGCATACTTTTTGATCTGTTAGAGTTGCGGCGGCGTGAGCGGACAGAGGAGGCGGAGGACTGATGGCCACAAGGACGATTTCAACCCGGCTGGTGCTGGAAGGGGAGGCCGAGTATCGGGCCCAGCTGAAAAACGTCAACAGCGAGCTTGCGCTCCAGAGATCAGAGCTTGCGAAGGTCGAGAGCCAGTACCGAGCCAGCGCCAACAGTATGGAAGCACTGTCCGCCAAAGGGACCGCTCTCCAAGCTGTCTACGACGCGCAAAAGACCAAACTGGATCTGTATTCCTCCCGATTGGAGTCTGCAAAGGCCGCAGAGGCGTCGTTTGCCAATCAGGCGGAGGAATCCCGCGCTAAACTGGCAGAGTATCAGAGCCAGCTTGCGGCGCTGCAGCAGACCACAGGGGCTGCCGCGGAAGAAAAGGAAAAGCTGGCGGCCCAGATCGAGGCAGAAAATAAAACCCTTGAAACAGCAGAGTCCATGCAGCAAAAAGCGGCAAATTCGGCTGCCTACTACCAGAAACAGGTCAATCAGGCGCAGGTATCCCTTGATGACCTGAACGAAGAGTTATCCCAGAACAGGAAGTACCTTGAGGAAGCCGCACAATCCGCCGATGGATGCGCGACGTCGATTGACAGGTATGGGAAGAGCGCGGAGCAGACCAAAAGCGCGGTGGACTCTTTGGCCACTGCTTTGGCAGCGGCGGGCGCGGCGGCAACGCTGAGGGAGATCGCCGAGGCGATCTGGTCGTGCATCGATGCGTCTATTGCGTTTGAAAGCGCGATTACCGGAGTAAATAAGACGGTAGAAGGCACGCCAGAGCAGCTGCAAGCGATCTCGGACGGGATCAAAGAGATGACCACCGAGATCCCGGCAACAACGACAGAAATCGCCGCTGTGGCGGAGGCCGCCGGACAACTGGGGATCGCAACGGACGATGTATTAGCCTTTACCCGCGTGATGATCGACCTTGGGGAATCCACCAACCTGTCTGCTGAAGAGGCGGCGACCGCGCTTGCCCAGTTCGCCAACATAGCGGGAACGAGCGCGGCAGACTATGAGCGGCTAGGCTCGGTCATCGTAGGCCTGGGCAATAACTTTGCCACTACTGAAGCCGAAATCACGGAGATGGCTACCAGGCTTGCGTCGGCTGGAAGCCTGGCGGGGCTGACGGAGTCAGAGATTCTGGCTTTGGCAGCGGCCATGTCCTCCGTGGGCATTGAGGCGGAAGCGGGCGGTACCGCTATGACCCAGACGCTGGCCGCTATGGAGAAGGCAGTCGCCAACGGGGGGACCAGCCTTGAACAGTTTGCAGAGATTTCCAATATGTCCGCCTCTGAATTTGCAGCCGCATGGGGGAACAGCCCGATTGCGGCGATCCAGGCATTTATTTCCGGCCTGGGTGGGCTGGAGGAGAAGGGGGAAAGTGCTGTCCTGGTTCTGGAGGAGATGGGACTATCGGGGGTCCGGCAGTCCAATATGCTCCAGAGCTTGGCGCTTGCCTCAGACCAGATGACGGGAGCGGTCAGGCTGGCAAATCAGGCGTGGACGGAGAATACATCCCTTGCGGAAGAGGCCGGGAAGCGGTATGCGACCACTGAGAGTAAACTGGCGATGACCGCCAACGCCGCAAATAATGTGAAAATTGCGATTGGGGATGTGTTATCTCCGGCACTAGGCGTGCTGGCTGAAGCAGGAACCGGCGCATTCAGCTGGGCAGCTGATTTTATCGAGGAAAACCCGTGGCTGGTGTCAGCTATAACAGCGGTCACGGCGGGCCTTGCGGCGTTGACAGTAGGTGTTACAGCCTTTACGGCGGCTACCACGATTGGCACAGCGGCAATTAAGGCATTCCAGTTGGCGCTTTCCGCTACGCCCATTGGTGCGGTTTCGTTAGCGATTGGAGCGTTAGTTGGTGTTGTTACAGCGTTTGCCAGTTCAGCCAAAGATGCGTCAGAGGCGAGCGACGAATTCCGGGAAAGCCTGGAAGAGACTAAAGCTGCATTGGAAGAGAATGTGGCGACAGCGGAGGAGAGCGTACAAAATCTGTCCTCTGTGGCGGAATCTGTACTTCAATTAGCGGGAGCGGAGGAAGAATCCGCTTTCCAGCAAAAGGCGATGCTGGAGCTGATCGACCAGCTAAATCAAGCAATCCCTGGGCTGAATTTAGCTTATGATGAGCAGACCGGGAAGCTGAATATGACAGCGGATGCACTCCGTAATGCCGCAGAAGCAGAGGGAGAGCATCTGATTCAGGCGGCAGCGATCCAGACATACAACGACCTCCTGACCCAGCAGGCCGCTATTGCGGCGGAGCTCCAGAGTGCAGAGGTAGAACTGGAAAAGGCGAGAGCGGCAAACAGCGCGGAACAAGAGCGGGAAACGGTAAATGGCAGGGAAGTAATCCGCGTGAATACCGAACTTGCCGAAGCCCAGGGAGAGGCCGCATCCACAGTGGCAGAGCTGCAGAGTCGGTATGATGCGCTCCAAGAGGAATTGGCTGCGCTCCAGGGGGAGTACGGAGATCTGACCGATGCGCAGGGTGAGAACAGCGAAAGTGCTGTGGATTCCACCGAGAACCTTGCCGATCTGCAAAGCGCCTTAGAGGATGTTACAGACTCCGCAAGGGCTTTTTCTGATGCGGAGGACACGCTTTCTTCTGCGCTTCAGGAGCAGACCGAAAATGGGACGCTAAGTTTGAGCACGACCCTTGACCTTATTGACGCCGGGTATGCAGCGGCCTTCGCAATCAACGAGGAGACTGGGGCAGTTACCATCAATAAGGATGCCTATATAGCAATCACACAGGCGAAGTTGGATGCCCAGATTGCCACGCTGAAGACACAAAAGGCCAGTGTGGACGCTGCGCTTGCCATGCAGGACGAGGCCCTGATGGCCACAGAGCTGGGAAGATCGTACTACAGTGCGGCAGAGGCGAAAGAAGCCTTGGAGG